TTCGATAAGGGAATAGCAGGTCGTATAGTGCCGCATCGCTAATGTTGGTATACATCGGAGATGAAAAAGCCTGTCTTTCAAGAATCTTAAAACGATTTTCATACTGCCACTCCTGTTTATAATAGGTACTGCTTCCATAGTTTTCACGATTTACGATAACGCCATTTACAGTCACGGTATCTGTATCGAACCATTCATCAGTTATCTTTCCCTGCGTGATAAAATCCCACGCTTTTTTACCCATTTTAGTTATCATTGTATATTGCCTCCTTAATCTGTTAAATATAGTTCTGTTTCATAACCTGGATATGTTCTTGCTGGTCTTGGTGCTTCAAATGCAATCACCAGATATACATAGATGGACAATGGAGATTTTGGATAACTGTCCACACTGTTATCTTTTTGACATCCCCAGACGATCTTTCCATCATTTTTTATATACGTTTTCGAAAAATCTATATCTCCCACATAGTAAATATTCGATGCGACATTTCTTCCGAAAATAAATGGATAATTTTCATCCTGATAATGCTGTTGCGCTACCTCAAGCTCGCCTGAAAGTAATATGTTTCTGTTTTCATCTAAGGTTTTTGCATAAAATGTCGTTCCATTCCAGCCAAACACTCCAATATATATTGTTCCCGATGAAAAATCACTTGCGTCAAGCGGAACAGATATTTGATAGTCCCATGTAGCTCCACTCGTCGAATATCCACACCATAAACGTTTTTCCATAGGTTTCAACTGATATGATGGGTTTTTATAATTCGCTTCGTAAGTTCCTGTCAATGTCATATCCTGAGGTGAAGAATAACTGGGGGTAAATCGCATTTCGACTTCCCAGGGTTTGGAATAATCAATACTACATAATGGTCGAACCGCATTATTGTTCATATTAAGCATCTCGAAATTATCTGTGAGAGATAAGCCGTATTGCGGCAGCTTAAATCCTGAAATGTTGTATTTCGTTATTTCACCTCCTCCGGTAATCCCTTCAATCTCACCCGGCATTTCCGCCAACATCATTTTGTCCGTTTTTCCGGTTTTGCTACGAATAGCATCCGCAACAGATTGCAGATCATCCAATATGCTCACTCAAATTCCTCCTTTCTAAAACTGCGTTGTCGTAATTGCTCCTATCGTTTCTGCCAGTTCCTGAATGTCTGCTTCAAGCTCCTCATGCGCAATATTCAGATTGGCACACAGTTTTCCGATTGTCTCGTCCATCTTCCCCAGATTTTCCGCCGATATGTCCGGTTGTCCATCATTCTTCCAGCCAATCGTTTCATACTCCATCGGCTCAAATGCTGACTTTTTACCGGGCAATGTCCCGCCCTCCGCAAGATGCAGCCCTATCAGGATCTTTGCCATTTCCTCAATGTTGGTGGATTTTGTCGCCGTGTAGACCGGTATCTTTGCACTGGTCGTTACACTGCTACTGCCAATCGACCCGAAGGCTCCGAAACTTGCATGGTAGATTTTCCCCTCATACTCAAATGATGCTGTATTATTCGAAAGAGGGTCATTATTCGGATAATACTTTGTCGAAAAGGAGTACGAATATTCTTTTGTGTTTGATACGATCAGGGGATGCCAGTAGTTTCCATTGTGCGCGATCATTCCAATCGCCCACCACGCCTCTGTGCTCCCGTCCGGCTTAAAAGAATACTGCTCCGCATTCTGCGAAATCAAAAGATTTCCCAATCCCGTCCTTGTGCCGAGTGCGAGAACCTTTGATGTTTCTGCCGTCGGTTCCGGTATTAAATAACTCGCCATTTTCTACCTCCTATAATTTCTGCCAGTATGAATAATTGATTCGCGCCATTCCTGACGGCGTGCTTGTAACCTGCGCTTCGATGCATGCCGCTGCAGG